TTGTGGATGGGTGCATTTCTACGTTTGACTATGACGAAGGCAGGAGGCGTAGAGGCGACACCCCGTGCCTTCGCATAGTTCTCGGCCTCTGCCTGCGCTTCGCTCCAGAAGGTAGGCAGATCAAGTCTTTTGCGGTTCTTCAGTTCTAAAACATAGGTCTGACCTGCGATTATGGCAACGAGGTCACCCTCATCATTGGCTCCAGCCTTAGCCAGACGCTCCACGAAATGACCGAGTGAGCGCAGGTACTTCATCACATCAGTCTCAAACTTAGTTCCCTTGGTCTTATTGTAGGTACTCACGCACTGCCCTCTCGATACCCTCTTCCAAAGTTATCTTCGGTGTATAGAATGACAGCATCTTGGTATTGTCAGAGACTCTGTGCATACAACCGACTGGCTTATCAGGTCGTGGCACAATCTCCTTGGATACATCTGCTATCTCCATACACATCTGCGCTAGGTCTAAGAAGGAAGTCTTCCTACCCCAGCCCAGATTGATAGGACCTTTGACATTGTTCTCTACCGCAGAGAGTACTGCGTAGATAATATCTTCGATATGAATGAAGTCTCGTGTCTGCTTGCCACTTCCCCATACTTCAAAGGTGTCACCGCTGGCGAGCGCCTTACTTATGTACATCGGGAATGGATAGGTCAAGTCTTGGTCTGAACCGTAGCCAGAGAATGGTCTGAAGATATAGACGTTATCAACAAAGGATGCAAGGTATTCGCCCATCATCTTCGACCACCCGTAGGTCATATCAGGGTCCTTGATGGGATGGAACTGCATATCCTCACGCAGTATTCTTTCGTTACCTTCTACCTGATAGGCAACAGGATAGACAGCACTGGATGAGAAGTAGACAACCTTCTTCGGCTTAGTCTTCAAGCACCACTGAAAGAACTCTGAGTCGATAGAGAAGTTATCAGCGACAGCAAGTGGCCTGCCTTCAATGGTCTCCCTGCCACCCACAATAGCGGCAAGATGGATGACAAGATCGTACTGTGTATCGTTGTTCTTGAAGAAGTCACGGCAGTCAAGACCATCCTTGATATCAATACCTGTGATGGTCCAGCCGTAGCCGTCAACCAATCTCAGGAAGTTACGCCCGACGAATCCTTTATGTCCTGTAATCAGTACCTTCACGCTAACTTCAACCCCACAATCAACTTCTCTAGGTCAGACTTGAGATCATTCTTGACATACTCAACGAAGGTATCTTGGTCCTTCTTGTACATCTCAGAACTGTTGACCTCTGCATACTGCTCGTCCTTCTCAGACTTGCCAGCGACGTAGTGCATATGTTCAATGACTGCCTCTGGTACATACGTCAGGCAGTTGAGAGCCTGACCTAACGACATCCAGAAGTTATCCATATACAGATGAATGAGTTTGGGTGGAGCCATATACCCTAAAATCTCTACGATGTTAGAAGATATCATCACGGCAGTAGCCAGCTGCTTGCCTTGCAACAAGTCATCTCCGTAGGAAAGACCGTAGCCACGCTCCTTGATGGATGCGTAGAGCAGTTCATCCCACCCTTCGGTGCGAACGATATGGTCATCTCCTAAGAAGTAGATACTCTTATAGCTAGGAGCCCACTTGCGAGCCACCAGATTGAGTGTGCCATTCATACGAAGCCTTGGGTTGACCTCATAGATCACACCATCAAGGCGTGGATAAAGGTCTGCTTGGTCATCATCTATAGCAACACAGATATCTGAGATACGAGAGTGTTCTTGCAGTGCCTTGACTGCTACATCCACCTTCTCTGGTCTGCTTCTACTCGGCAGAATGACCAGATTACTGTTGTCTGTTGGCGCTTTGGGCATCCCTGTAATACATCCTTCCCATCTCACTCGTGACAGAATCAATCTGACACGCTGCAAAGTTTACTAAGAATGAAGCGTATTCGCTGGCATTGGCAGAGTGTTTGCCAAAGCGATTCTTCACAGCAGATACCCGAAGTGTTGCGTTCACTGGGTCATAGCCCAGTGTGCATATCATCGCTGGTAACTGCGAGACCTTGCCGTGAATAGCACGGCGTGGTGGTGGGTACTCAGGTGAGCCATACTCTGTTGCCTCAGAGACGTGATGCAAGACCATCACACAAGCCTCAGTCTTGCGAGCCATATCGTGCAACTCCGCCATAATGGAGCGAAGCCCTGCCCATTCATTCTCTGACTCAGCCAGAACGTTCATCAAGTTATCAATGATGATGAGTTCAGGCATAATGCCATACAGTTCTAGGTAGGCTTTGATTTCCATTTCGATATCATCAAGTGATGGAGATGAATCGAAGACCCACTGAATGTGGTCAGCCTTCGCCATTGTGTAGTCGTAGGCTTTGGGTGTCTTCTCTAGCGCTTTCTCTATCGTACTCTGTGAGTGACCAGAGATTGCCGCTGCAGTCCTGAGCATCACAGTAGCGGTGTCAGTATCAGCCGAGAAGAACAAGGTAGGTCTGCCAGCCTTGATTGCATAGATCAAGGCCAGCATTGACTTACCTGCATTGGGCGCTGCAGCAATCATACAGACCTGTCCTCTGCGGAACTTGATATCTTGGTGAGTCAGTTCCTTCCAGACTTCAGGTAGAGGTGTCGCCTTGGTTGTTACTGTTCCCCAAGCGCGGGAAAGTTTCAGCAAGACCTACCTCCTCTAGTTTAATGTTACGTTGGCGACGTATCTTCCTTCGTTTGAAGTTAGATAAACCGCCCCATACTCCGAATCGTTCGTGCTTTATACCCCATTCAGCACACTCAACTACGTGTTCACATAGTTGACATATCCTGTAGACGCTTTTGGTAACGTTTCTACCATCTTCGGGAAAGAAAATCTCAGGATCAGTTTGAGCGCACAGAGGGTTCTCAAAATGTTGAGGCCCTCTCACGGCCTACGCCCAGATTGTCTGGCACTTGTCGCTTGCACCCTTTGGTGCAGCGCACATCCATCCTCTCCAAGGACCTTTCGCTGATGTTCCAGAACGGAAGGTCATCGTGCCGTGCTTACAACTTGGTGACTGTCCTTCGACGACAGCCGCTACGTCAGCAGTGCTTGATTCTCCCACTGGTGATGCGGGCTTTGGTGTGAAACTACGACGGTAACCCCCAGTTTGCGGAGCGCTTCCCAAAGATTGACTCACACTATGGATCAGCGCAGCCGTATCCTGAATAGTGGTAAGTGAGGACTCAAGTTCTCCTGAGTCTTGTGCATAGATGTTCACGAGAGTTCCGTCTGCCAACTTGAAGTTGACCTGGAACTTGGTGCTATCTGGTGCAGCCATTATTTTCCTCCAGTTGTCTTGATGGAAAGCCTTGTGCTTTCCTTAGTTTTCTTCATCGGCACGAAGCCCAGTGCTTTCTCCACCGCTTCCTTGTCGACTGTATTCGTTTGGTACGAACTCCATCTGATTTCTATGCCCGCTGGTGTTGTACCAACTATCCCAGTGAAGGCATCTCGAAGTCCATCTTTGCGAGTCTCTAACTCTTTAATCTTGTTATCAATCTGCACATATTCCAAAGCCTTGAGTTCTACTTCGCTGTTGTTGACCAGCGGAAGTTCATCTCTTGTACGTTCTTTTTTTAGACCAACGCATCCCATCTCCCCAGAGGCATCGTAGAACTTGCAGTAGAACTTACAGTACGACTCATCTCTTTCAGGTTCTGGTGCAACGTCGGAGGCTTTGATGGCTTCTAACCAGTTCAGAGCCTCCAACGCTACTTTCTCGTCGTATGGTTCTGAGTGGACTTTGATGTCACGCTCATCCCCATCACGAGCGATGGCTACAAGATTGACGTTTCTGACCTTCCCCTTGCCAGATTTTTCAATCAGATAACCATACGTCTGTACCTGCCAGCGTTGTTGCTGGCTAGGAAAGTACGAGAGGTTCTTATATTTAGTTGTTTTCCAGTCGACCACATCGCCAGTCTCTGGTATGAAGAGATCGACGTGGGCCTTCATTCCATTGTATTCAACACTTGTCTCGATAAGCAAGTCAGGATTCTTCTTGAGTGCTTCTTCAATAGCACCGTGTATGGCAGTACCCATAATGGATGCCAACTTCAACTCTGTCTCGTTGGTCTCAGGTTGGTTGTTCAAGCGATACCACACCTTGCGACGGCAACCGCCTAACTCCGACGGTCCTATCTGTACTTGGGTACTACGTGGCCTGGTGTTTTCTTTCTCGTGCAAAGCCTTAATAAGAAACTCTTTGATATCCATACTAGCCTTCCCTCCAATAGGTAAGGGTAACATTAAAGAATAGGAAGTTCAAAGCCAGCGAATCCGCAACTACCTGCGGTACATCCCAGATGACTTCGATTTCTTGGTATCTATCAAATCCCAGCGCGAAGTTACGCAGGCTGGAACGATTGAAATATAAACTGAAACTACCCCTATGAAATCCCATCTAAATCCTTTCTTGTATTACTAACTGTATGGGCGGTGAAGTATTGATGTCAAGCACCGACGCAATCTCAATCGCACGTGTTGCTACTAAGGTGGCGCGTGTGACTGGTATGCCCTTCTTGTTGACTTGCGAATAGAGATAGCCCATCGCAAACTGACCGCCCGTACCTAATCCATAGACCCCGTACTCAGACTGAAAGAACGATAGGTCACAAGCGATGTGAAACAGATTCCCGTTGAAAGCCAATAGGTAGTCAAAGCCTGAGTCCTTATCCTTGAGTGCCTCTAGGTAGTCATATCCATTATCGCGGAAAGTTTGGATGATGGATGGGATAACCTTCCTGCCCATAAAATACGTTGGGTTCTCCCCGTACTTGGGCGCTGGAGGTTTCCAGTTGTACGTAAGGATATCTCCAGGCCTTGTATCACCCGTGATACCCAATAGGTATCTGCCCACCTCGACGATCTTTGGGGCGCTCGTTACAATGGAGCGCAGATTATCTTCGGTTACTTGAGAGTCGGCTGCGAGAACGACTCTGGTGGCAGTCTGTACTCCTACTAATGTTGTCACTATCCAATCATACATTTACTACGGCGTGTCGCTGCCTGCGACACACCTTGGTCTGTGTACAATATGAGCGAAGCGAATGAACGGTACGGCCCTTCGGGGCCGAGGCCGTGATATGGGAGGCCGAGAGGCCCCCGACCACAGAAGGGGGCCGTGCCGAGCCTATGGTGTTCCGTCTACTCTCCCTGCTCAAAAAGCGGGACAGTCTACCACCCATTCGCGGTGCTGATCTACGGTCCCTTGGACCAGTCCACGTCTGTTCGTGTGGCTGTGAAGTATTCAATGTGATGGCCTGCTTTGAAGATTACGAACTAGTCTGGTATTTCCTGGACGCTACTTGCGTCTCCTGCGGGAATGTTGTTCAAGTTCCCTGTCCTGTTGACAAGCCCGTATAAAACAAAAAGAAGCCCCCACCACCTTTCGGTGATGAGGGCTGTTTGCCTCGCAGTAAAGCGTTACTTCTTCTTGCGTCCAAACTCTGGAGCAGATGGATCAAGCCACTTCAAAAGTGGACCAGCAAAGCCAGCAAGGGCTGCTGCACCCAACTTCTTTGGGTCTGTCTCGCCCGCCAAGTAGAGAGCAATCACTGCTGCTGCAGCGGCTCTGAACCAAGTTAGCGATACTTGCTTGAGTTGTTCGTTCATTAGTCCTCCTTTGGACTGGTCGGTTCTTTCTTCTTTC